AACATCTTTGCCTTTGACAACTCCTTTGCCAGACCTATCAGAAAAGTTTGATTTGTTGTTCAATGCTTTTACCAAGTCCGTAAAGGAAACTATCTTCGGTTTATTTTGTTTTGGTTTTTTATTGTTCATAAAGTTCGTTAGAAAAACTGTGCTGAGTTGAAGTGGATTCCCATATATAAATATAAATATAGATGGGGGTTGCTTTCCTTTTTCCGCCAATAATTCTAAGATCCTAGCAAGTAATCACACTACAAACACTCTACAAGTTAAATAATTGGCAGAAATTAGACAATAAAAACGGTTTATGTAACCGTTATTGCTGCAATCATAAAAAATCCATAAGAAGTCTGTATCAAAAATATTATTTAAGGGAATAAAAACAAATATTATATTGTATTCTCTACAATAATATTCTTATCACTCTTATTTTGTCTATTCTTTTTCAGCTTCCTAACAATAATATAATGTTCTTTATCGTTACCTAATTGAAACCCTTTAGACATTGCGTCAACAACCCTTAATAATTCAATTTCATTGTTTTTAATTGTTTCTGCTTGTTCCTGGTCAATATGATCTAATTTCAATTTATTTAACATTTTTAAAACAATTTGTTTTTTTTATCGTCTTATATATTGACTAATATTGTCAATATGACTATATTGTATATAACATAATAACAAGGAGTAATTATGGACTACGAAGGATTAATATTATTTTTGATTGTTATAGGAATAGTTCCTGCAATCACATTATTTTTAAACTTTATGCAATAGGAGTAATTATGAATGACGCATACACAGAAGATCTTACAAAGTTTGGTTACAGAGAACTAGACATTGCAGGTGATCTATTAAAAGCAATTAAAAAAGGTTTACCTTCTGATTTTGATCGTGAAGGTATCAAAGTTGGTTTCAATAAGAATAGTGGTAATGTCTTTTTAACTAACGCAGAATACCAGGTCGCAATGGTTGACGATGAAGGTAATCTATATTCTTTTTATTCTTCACCCTACGAAGGTAAAGAAGGATCTTATGAAGATCTAAAAGAAGAATATGACGACATGCACCCAGAAGATCAAGAATGGTTTGACGATCTTTCTAAATCTTTAGACAAGGAGTAACAATGTCAAAAAAATCTACTTTAGAGTTATTCTTGCGTAAGTATCCTAATCAATGGCACTCTTACGCACAAGATTATAAAACTAAAAACCAAGTTAAAAAATTATTAAATAAGAATCTAAAAGGTAAATTACCTTTTTTAATTATAACTAATACAAATCAAATGTATTTTGAAATCAAGGAGTAACAATGAAACAAGATAAACTATTTAACTTTTTAAAAACTATCAATTTAGAAGATAAACAATTTATTTTAAATTATCTTCTTATGAGTGAAGATACAGACTATTTTTTACACAGTAATAAAAAAGGAATAGGATTTAATACTGATAAAAAAGATGCTGTATTTTGCACTCTTAACGGCTTACTTATTCAAATCAATATTGAATTGGATAAGCTGCGAATGTGTGCCGTTAATGAAAAAAAATCAAAAATAAAAGGTGATAAGATCAATTGGAATAAAACAAAGCTTAATTCTTTTGAAATTATCACGAAGGAGTAATAATGAACAATAAAACAATTGATATTACTAAATACGATCTTACAGATCCTAAAACTTTATATAATCTTGTTTACATACTTGACGGTCAAAACAAGGTTAAACAATCGCAAATTAAGGATTTAACAAGCAATATTGATTATCTTGTTAATAACAAACATAATAATATTAAAAAATATCTTAATGATAATGGATTCATTGTGATAAAAAATCCTAGTATTAAGGAGTAATAATGAAGCACAATGAATTAAAAAAATTAATGAGTTCGCTTGATATAAGTCAAGCGGACTTATGCAGAATATGTTTTGACCAGGTTACACCTTCTGACCGTTCAATTGTTTCTACTTGGTTAAGCGGTCGAAAACCCATTCCAAGATGGGTTAAACAAGTTTTAAAATATTACAAGGAGTCTAAAAAATGATTATTTCTACTATGTACGAAAATTCACAATGTAATTATAGTATTAGTTTAGATTATAAAACTATGCTTTATACTGCTTCAGGATATTGCAGAAAAGGAAAAAGTTTTGAAATTATATTTCCTAAATGCACAAGTTACGAAGAAGCAAGAGATCAAACTGAAAAAAAATATTTTATATAAATTAATATTGCCAGGATTAATTCCTGGCAATTAATTATTTATTTTTTAGTATTTCATATAATTTTTTAATAATTCTATCTTGTTCTTCTTTGTTTAGCTTATCAAAGCTAGGAGAAGTTAACAAAATTTCTTTTATTTCTTCATAAGTTTCTTTTTTCATACAATATAAGACGGTTAAATTCTTAAATTGTTGTAAAAAAATTAATGTATTGTAGGTTTTGTTGTTATACTTCGTTCAGTTTCAAACTGTTTAACAAATTCTTTTATTTCTCCTGCACTTTCAAAGCTTGTAAAATGTGCAATTAATTCAGGTTTATTTGTTATTTGATTTGTAATTAAATAAAAAGTTACAAAAGCATCATTGTTTAATAATTCTTCCTCAAACATTTTATTTACTCCATTCTATTTCAAATTTCTCACCTTTATTATTCGTTAGTGCTAATTTATTCTGATCGCTGCCAAATGTTTTTGGACTAAGTTTACTTGCAAGAAATTGTTTATGCTTAACAAAAATATCTAAAGCTTTAATGCTATTAAGATTAACCTTTTTATCGTTAGCATCTTTTATCATATCCTTGCATTGATCCTCTACCAAATCCAAAGTAAAATGAATTCCATCGCTTTTAGCTTGTTCGTATTGCTCTCTTAATTCTGGTTTATCTGCCATCCATTTTCTAAATGTATTCCAAGATAAATTTTCTTTTGCTATTGCTTTTCTAATACTTTCACCAGTTGCAAGAGCTTCAAGAATTCGTTTAACAGCATTTCTTGATTGATTAAATTTAGGAGGTCTACCAGATGTTTTAGTAATCTTATTCATAATTTTTTGGAAAAAAACAAACTTCTTCGAGTCTAGTAATAAAATAGAGTAAAATTGTCAAAACTGTCAATAAAAAAAAATATTTTTTTTTAATCGTATTTTGGTGCGATGAGTCTGTATATTTTTTGTTTTTCTTGCAGCTTAAAGTTTTGTTTTATTTTAGCGATAATGATCATGAGTAATTCGCTATATTTATTTTTTACTTTTCGTCTATCAAGAGCAGTATATCGTCCAATTTTAGACCAGGAAAGCCGTTTTGACCTTAACCAAATTATTTTTCGATCCTCATCGTTATTTATTAATTGAATTAATTTTAATGCAAGTTCCCATCTTGATATATTGCGAGGAGATAAACCTATTTTTATCTCAGAATCACCGTAATTTAACCAATCTATTCTGTTCATATCCATCCAAAATGTTAGTTTTTGCTTACGAAGTGCGTTAGGAAGCCGTAAATCCGTTAAATACGCATCATAGTACAATTGGTCTAAATCGTGTTCCGTTATCCGCATAAGTGTTTTGCATAGGAGAGTGCGTCTTGTTTAGTGTCTTTATTGGCAACTTGTTCCAACCATTCATTGTAACGATGTTGTGAAAGTTTTTTGCTCATCAACCGAATATATTTATTTTCCATATTCTGATGATAGCTCAATCCATTGTTTACTACTTGCTTGTAATAAGGATTTGTATTTTTAGATAACTTCTTAATAGTATTATATATATTAATAGTAGGTTTAGTAGGAGGTGAAAGGTTGTTCGTAGTATTCTTCTTATCTGCGAATGTTTGTTCGTAGTTTTGGAACTTATCCATTGTTAATTCATAGTGATTTTTACCTCTTATCAACACCTTACTAACAAGGTTATACCTATGCAGTTTTGCTGTGGAGTATTGTACCTGGCGAATAGTTAATTGCGATAGCTTGGCTAACCGTCTGTTCGTTGGATACATTAACTTTGTTTTGTAATTACGATGATCAAGCAACCAATAAGCAACTTTGATGTCGGCAATACTAAAACTTTTATTGTCTAGGATTTTTCCAATGAGCTTCCATTTTTCAAGCACTCTATCTCCGCAGCTTTGAAACAATCAGCATTGAATCCTTGCCAATAATTCCCAGTTTCTCTAACAATTTCAACATAATGCGTAGCTTTATTGCGAATGTATGTTCGTGCTAATTCTTCAGCTTTTATTAAATCTTTACTGTCTGATTGTTGTTTGGCTTTCAAAATGCTCTCCTTCTCCAAATGGATTAATGGCTACTCGAAATAAAATACAACCTTCAGGAATATAAATCTCTGTTCCTCTTTCTGTGCAATCTTCGTCTGTATCTTTACTGCAATATAAAACCCATTCATTCGCATCATTTGGGTTTTTCTCCATCCATCCAACATTTATATTGATTGCTGCCTTGCCATCCCAATTGGTTTTCCAAACACCATCACCCTCACGAGGATCTTTCCAAATAACAAAATAGCAATTTTCAGAAAATTTTTTCGTAACTTCTAAAAAATTCATTACGAATTCAAATATCATAAAAAAATTATTTCAAAAATAATTATTCATAAATTAT